AAGTCTTTTAACATCATAGACTTTCTATTTTCTTTAATATCTGATAGCGTTCACAGTCTTTTAAAAGATTTAATTAACGAAAATGAGCATTATCAAAAGTTCTTTAAAATAACTATAAATGAAATAACTGGAATTAATGGCAGCCAGTTTATATTTCGCGGGTTAAGAAAAGAAACCGCTGGGAGCATAAAAAGTATTGAAGGAATAGATATTTGCTGGGTTGAGGAAGCCCAATTTATAAGTAGGTATTCTCTTGATATACTTATACCCACAATTAGAAAAGAAAATAGCAAAGTAATATTTTCATTAAACCCTACCAATGAAGATGATCCGGTATTTGTTGACTATGTAAAAACCGATAGAGGGGATACGATTAAAAGCGAAGTTAACTATTTTGACAATCCATTCTTTCCTGAAGTTTTAAAGAATGAAATGGAATGGGATAGAAGTCGAGATATTGATAAATATAATCATATATGGCTCGGGCAAACGGTAACGCACTCGGATAATCAGATATTTAAAGATAAATGGATTATAGACGACTTTGAGACGCCGGAAGACGTTGTATTTTATCATGGCTCTGATTTTGGCTTTGCTAATGATCCAACTACTATTGTTAGGTGTTTTATAATTGATAAAATAATATATATAGATAAAGAAGCAGGCGGTATAGGTATTGAAATTGATGATATCGCTAAAGAGTATGAAAAAATTGAAACAACAAAAAAATGGAGAATATATGGCGATTGTTCAAGACCCGAGACAATAAGTTATTTAAAACGAAAAGGATTTGATATCCACTCATGTGATAAATGGCAGGGGTGCGTTGAAGATAGAATTGAATGGATAAAAAATTATAATATAGTAATACATTCTAAATGCGTAAATACACAATATGAGTTTAGAAAGTATAGCTATAAAACAGATAAGAGAACAGGTATAATAACTCCGAATATAGAGGATAAAAATAATCATTATATTGACGCTCTAGCTTACGGACTTAATGACTTGATAAAAAAGCGTGGTGGAGTTATAAAGAGTTCTTTTAGTGCGGCAAGTATAGGATTATGAAATATTTTAATAAAAAATAAAATATTTCTTGACAATGACATATATATATAGTTAAATTAAATGATTTCTAGTCATAAATAGTTACTTCTTTATCGGGATAAACCGAAAGGGCTCGATGATATAGCTTTGCTATACATCGGGCTTTTTTTATGGAGAAAAATGAAAACAGATATAAAAAATAACTTTAAGGTTTTTAAATACCCAGAATTAGAAATAGATATTGGTCTTTTTTTAACAGCTAAACAAATAATAGAACAGATAGAAAAGCATTTAAATACTTTTGTTAATAAATTTAATGAGAATGAAAGTTATTTTTTAGGAGTGAATAGAACTATTGTCACAAAAGAAAAAGATGATGAATATGCGCCTGACAATAGAATAACTGTTCCTTATGCAAGGACATTAAATCAGATTATAAAAGGTTATATGTACAAGCCATCTCTTATTAGTTATAACAGCGAGAATGAAGCGTATTTACAGATATTACAAGACATTTATGATAAAAATTATGAACCATTAAAAACAAGTGAACTTGGCGAAGATCAAGGCAAATATGGCATTGCATTTGAATTATTGTTTGCCGATAGCGAAATTGAAGATGCTGAATTAAGTACTTACCCATTGTTTATAAAATGCAAACCACAAGAAATAATACCAATATTCCAAAGAAGTTTAAATAAAAAGTTAATTTGTTTTATAAGATATTATATAATTGAAGATTCGACAGTTGATACAAATAGCAAATCTAATGAGAGAAAAAAAGTATGGAATGTTGAAGTTTATTATAAAGATAAAGTTGAAACATATGAAATGACAGAAAAGAACGGTCAAAAAGAAATAATAATAAAAGATGAGTATGAACATTTTTTCGGAGATGTACCGTTATGCATGTATGTGAATAATGAAGAGTTCCAAGCTGATCATGAACCTATTGTAACTTTAATAGATGCTTATGATAAGTTGATTTCCAGTTCTACTAATGAAGAGGACAGGTTTAGTTCTGCGTATTTAGTTTTAAAGAATTATATACTTGCAAATAGCAATGACGATAATGAGAAGCGTCAAATTATGGAAAGGCTTAAAAAGTTTAGGGTATTTGAGGTTCAAGATGATGGAGAGATAAAGTTTTTAACTAAAGATATTCCTAGTGAATTTTTAAGTTTTTTAAGAGGAGTATTAAGAGAAGATATTCAATTCCATTCACATATACCTGATTTTAGAGATCAAAATTTTCAGGCTTCTAGTGGCGAGGCTATGAAATGGGCTTTATTTGATTTTGAAAATTTAGCGGCTGGCAAACAAGCATATATGGAAGTCGGGCTTCAAAGACGTATAAAGCTTATAAATAATTTTTTGTCTATTAAGGCGATTGATGCCGATAAGGTGACAATTAAGTTTGAGCGTAATTTACCAAGTAATGATACTATGCAGATTGATAATGTAATTAAATTAAAGAATACAGAATTATTGTCTGATATTAGCTTATTACATTTATTACCAAAAGATATGGTCAATGATCCTGATGCCGAGATTGAATTGTTAAAAAAACAAAAAGAAGAAAATATACAAATGTTTGATTTCGAAAACATGAAAGCTGATAATGAAGAATCTGTCAGCGGAAATATTGGAGAAAAAAAACAAAATGAAATAAATGAAGAGGATGAATAATGGAAACATTTAAAATTAGAGATGTTATTCAAGATTTAAAAAGATATTTAATAGAGTTTGATACTAATATAGTTGGTATTAAAAAAGAAGGAAGCAAGATTATATTTGAGGTAGAAGATGCTAAAAACATTCCAAGAAAAAGCATTCAAAACATCTCTAAAGAGGCTGAATAATACTGAGCGTCAGTTAGCTCAAATATATAAAGGTTCTTTGACAGATTTAAGAAATAAATTATTAGTTCTATCTGAAAAGATAGAATCTAAAACTATGACTGATAGTGATTTATATAAGTATAACAGATTAAGCAAAATGTATGAAAATACAATGGTTGCCATGAAAGATATATCAAAACAAACTTATGATATTATAAAGAAAAGCAATAAAGATGTAGCTAAGATAGCATATGAAGGTAGTAGAATTGCTTATAATAAAGTAGCCGGAATTGATATAGGTAGAATAGATACTGAATCTTTAAGAAAAATGGTTGAATTTAGTTATCCGGAAGTTCCATTTAAAGATTTTGTAAATAAGCTAGGCGCTAATGGAATAACAAGATTAAAGCAAACATTAGGGGCTGGATTAGCACAAGGCGAATCGATACCAAAGATTTCAGCAAGATTAAAAGATGCTTTAAATATAACTTTTAATGATGCGGTAAGAATAGCAAGAACAGAAGCATTAAGGGCAAATAGCGAGGCAATGGTAGACGCTACTGAAAAAGCCAAAGAGAATGGTATTAAAATAAAAAAAGTTTGGCAACATAATATATTAAGTCAATACGCCCGAGAATCTCATATTGCGTTAGACGGAGTGGAAGAAGATAAAGACGGTTTGTTTTGGTCAAATGGATTAAGTGCGCCTGCTCCGAGAATGTTTAATGACGCAGGAGAAGATATAAATTGCGGTTGTAGTTATATAGAGGAAATTATAGAAGATTAGTTATCGTTATATGCGATATGATATATAGCGGGTTTGTTGGTAGTCCTGCAAGTAAAAACCTTCATTATTAAATAATCTTGAAAAAGACTTAATAGGTATAAAACTTATTAGGTCTTTTTTTTGAATAAACGGGATTCTCAAAAAGAATAACGGAAAGGAATATATGTATAATTTTAGGTTAAAAAAAATTTGTAATGATTTGAGTCGCGAATTACATCGTGGAGCAGATGAACAAATTGAAGAGATTCTTAACGTAGTTAAGGAAGAATATAATTTAAGACAGGGTGTTAAGCGCACAATGTCAAAAGAGGTTGGAAAATGAGTGACACAATAATTCAGGGTGCTGAAAAAACAAATGAACAAGTTAATGATAATCAGCCAACTGATACAAAAGTCGAAGGTGGAGAGAATAAGGAATTTATAAATTCTTTAGTTGATGAAAAATTAGACACTATAAAGAAATTTTATAGTGCTGAATTAGATAAACAAAAGAAAGAAGTATCTGGTTTAAACCGTAAAAATTCAGAACTACAGAATGAAATAAAAAAGTTCAGGGCAAAGGAAATGACTGCAGAAGAACAGCAGCAGTTAAAAGAAAAAGAATTAAAAGAAGAGTTTTCAAAGCTTTATCGTCTAAAGGCAATTAACAAGTTTGAATTCAAACTAGATGAAGATGATGATATTGACTTTGCTGATTATTTTAATGGTGAGAATGAAGATGAGGTTTTAGGTAAAGCAGAAAAATTAAAAATATGGATTGATAAAAGAATATCAAAGGGAATTGAAAAAGGCGTTGAAGAGCGCATATCAAAAGGGTATGTTCCTAAAACTGGGCTTTCATCACAAGTTAAAAAAGATTTAGCAACAACAAGTAAAGAGGAATTAACGGAGCTTTATATAAAAGCTCAAAAATCTAATAATCAAGAAGAGAAAAACTTGATTAAAGAAGAACAAATGAGAAGATTAAAAATAGCTATGTAGGAGGAAACAAATGGCTGATTATGTAAGCGAATTTATACCTGAAATTTGGTCAGGAACCATATTAGACGCGAAAGAAAAAGCACATATTTTAGGAAGATTTGCAAATAGGAATTACGAGGGTGATTTAATTTATGGCAATAAAGTGCGGATACCACAAGTAGGATATCCGGCAATAAATACTTATACAAGAAACAGTACATCTAATTTAACAAAAGAGTATGCTAATGTTTCGGATATGTATTTAACAATAGACCAAGAAAAATATTTTGATATTGTATTTGACGATGTTGACATTAAACAATCAAAAGTCCCGTTTATGGATGCTTTTGCGGCAAAGGCAGGATATAAACTCGCAGATACACAGGATTCATATATTGCTGGTCTTTATGCGCAAGCTGGAATTACAACTACTTCAAACAGTGCGTCAACTTATGTTACATTAGGGTCAAGCAATGTAAGGACACAATTCTTATTGATGGGTAAAGCGTTCGATGCGGCAAATATACCAAGAGATAGAAGATGGGTATTTGCCCCGCCTGAGTTAGTATATGAATTAACAGACGCCGGTATTTTAGAACAGTCTAATAATGATAGGCTTTGGGCTTCTGGTTTAGCGCCGGATGCTTATGGATTTGGCGTGTATATGTCTAATAATGTATCTTCAACAGGTGATGGGAAGTTTAAATTACTTTTCGGTTATGGACAGGAATCAATAACAATGGCAGAACAGCTTAACAAAGTAGAAGCTGGAAGATTAACACAAGAAGGTTTTGGTTATTATACAAAAGGACTTCATGTTTACGGCGCGCGTTTAATTAGTGATAGAGCAGGTGTTATGTATGCTACTATCGCTAATGACTAATTAAGGAGGTTTTAATAAATGGCAGCATTAACAACAACTTTGAATAAAATTGGGATAAATGGATTTTTGCAGTCAACAATGGGAGCACACGTCAACTGGTCTACTTCATCTACAAAAGTAGTTTTTACTTGCGGAGATATTAGTAAAGTAGTTATAGTCGGTCTTAATTCAGGGGTTGACGATATTACAGCAACAATAAGCGCAACAACAGCCAATGGCTATGCACAATCAGGAAGAGGCGATTTGGTCTTAACAACTTCTTTAGCATCTTCAAGCTTTTTCATGATTGCTAATTTGGAATCTAACTGGTTTCAAACAACTTCAAATTCATTTACAATTAACTTTTCAACAGCTTTAACTATGGTTGGGGCTTATGAATTAGGAAGTTCAAGAGTAAATTAAAATATGGGAGTAGAAATACTCCCTTTAAATTAAAAGGGGATAAAATGAGTAAATTAAGTAAAGAGGAATATTGCAAAGAATTAACTGGAAAGGAAATGCCGGATTTGACTCCGCAAGAAGTAATTGACAAAGAAAAAAATAAAAAAATACTTTGTCTTTTGGGAACTGCGTATAGCAGACACAAAGCGCCTTGGGATAATCCAAATGCTGAATTTTGGGGCGTTGGTCATTGTTTACTTTTAGAAGACATAAAAAAAATGGATAAGGTTTTTGAGATCCATTTGCCTTATATTTATGAGAGTGAAATAAGCCCTTTCAAATCTGGTAAAGAGCAGACTAATAAACCGTTAGTATATCATGCGAATAAGGAAAATGCTTTATTTCATGCAAAAGAAAAAGACGTGACTGTTATAGTGTCTCAAAAAAATGACAAGCTAAATAGTTATGAGATTTTTCCGAGACAAGAACTGATTGAAAAATATCAAGGTATATTGCCGGTAAGTGATAAGTTTTATGCGACCAATAGTATAGCGTGGATGATCTTATATGCGATACATTTAAATAAGTTCGATGAAATACATTTGTACGGTATTCATCTTGAAACTAATACAGAATGGCAATATGAGAGACCTTGTTGTGAATGGTGGTTAGGTGTCTGGGCTGGTTTAATGTTAGCACAAGGCAAAAAAGGAGTTATACATATGGCTGAGGAATCTGATATTTGTAGGGGATTAAATGAATACGGATTTGCAGACATTGAAATAAGACGCAAAAAAATACAAGGCAAATTAGAATTTGATGATAAGGCAATTAAACAATTAACTCATCAAAGAAATATTGTATCGGCTGATATGAATCGGTTAATAAGTGAAAGAAATATTCCGATTGAAGATAAGATAAAATGGTTAAAGGATAATATAGATTTATATTCTAAAGAATTGATTGCTTATGAAACAACTGATAAAGAGCAATATAAAAATAATATATTATCTAAAATAGAAAGTGAATTGCAAAGGTTAGATCGAGAGGGACGAGAACTTGACGCCAAGATTAGCGCGTTTAATGGTGCAAGAGACACTAACCTTTACTATCTTAACGAGCTTAATGCGTAGGGGGAATTCATTTAATTTTTTGGTAGGTAAAAAAAATGGGAAGAGCGAGCTTTAACAGGTTATTCGCAAAAGATATGAACTGCGATACTCTCACAGTAACATCAACAAGTTATGACTTGTCAGTTGATGGTCATTTTTCAAGTGCTATTATTTCTACTGGCACAGCAATATTTTCGAGTGTAACAGCAATTTCAACTGCTACATTAGCGGCGGCGACTTTAACTCAAAGCGTTTTGTCAAGTGCTATAATTTCAACCGGCACGGGTGTATTTTCAAGTTTAACATGCGTTGGCACTTTTGTTTATACTCCGTCAACTTCGACAACAAGTATTACATTTGCAACAAGCACATTTGTATTAAGCGGTGCAGCTTCAACTAAATTAAACTGGGGTTATCAAACAATGTATCTACAAAGAGGTTTAGTAGTTAATTTTTCTACAATTACTTCAACCTTTATTATAACAGCATAAAGGAAGTGTAACATGGCTGAAAGTGGAATTGTATTAGGTATAATTCAGAATGCTAAAGATAGTATTCATAGTTCAATTAAAGTAATACCAATAGAACACGCTGAAATTCATAGTGGAAAGTTTTATGCAGCTTCAAGGTCTACATCTGATTTAGGCGCAAGTTCTTGGCTTGATTTAGAGCTAATTACTCCATCGTCAAGCGTTAGTTATTCGCATTTATATTGGGATTTTAATGTAAGCGGTGGACTTGGTGAGATTGTATTTTGTGACCTTTCAACAGCTACTACCTACGCTCACGGCGCGTCTACAATGGCGGCAATCAATAAAAATAGAGTATCTACAAATACGGCTGGGCTTTCAATATTTTATGGAAGCACTACTTCGGGATTTATTACATCCACTATGACAAGTAGTCAAGCTGTATTACTGGCTAATTACTATGAAGGTTCTACCGGAACAAATGCTGGTAGAGCTGGCGCTGGCGGTGATATGCAAGTTCACGAATATATTTTAGCGTCTAATAGCACTTATGTATTAAGATTATGGAATAGAGGCACGGCAGGTGCGGCTTCATTGAGATTATTTTGGTATGAGGATTAATATACCATTTTGAAAAGGTAAAAATAAATGAGCACAAATTGCCTTGTTGCTACAAGCAATGTTAAATTATATACGGGAATAACTTCTACAGGATATGATAGTCTTATAGAAAGTTATGTACCTATGATTTTAGATGATATCGTTAACTATACCCAGAACTCTTTTGTTAATTCAACGATGTATTGGTATGATGACCAAATTACATTCACATCGAATGCAATCGAGCGCAATAATACAAGTGTTGATTTGAGTTATTATTGGAGACAGGGAAATATTGTAAGAGTTCTGGGGTCTATTTTTAATGATGGTTTTTATTCAGTAAGTTCGGCAGTTACAAGTAGTAGTTTAGGATTGAATGAAATATTAACTACTGAAAGTTCAGGCAATGGAAAGTTAATAAAACTTTTTAAAGTTCAATACCCAAATGATATACCTTTGATTGCAAGTAGAATGATAAAGCATTTAACACTTACTTTAGATAATCCAAATATAACAAGTGAATCGTTAGGCGATCATTCAATAAGTTATACGGCTGTTGGTAGTAATAGTTATCCTGAAAGTATAATAAAAGGATTAGATAAATATAGAAAAATCAGGATGGTATAAATGGCAATAGCAAACTTTTATAACACAACTGCTATCTATGAAATACCAACTATAACGATTGATAGTTATGGTCAAGACACAAAGACTTGGTCTGTTAGTACATTTATAGTGGGCAGATTACAGGGCAGAAGCGGTGACAAAAGTATTTATACTAATTATCAAGAAAAAGCATCTTATAATGAAAGGTTTTATTGTAACCTTGTGAGTGTTGGAAGTTCGGGTAGGTTTTTATTTTCGACAAGTGCATATACTTATAAAGGAACTGTTTCTACTAGTAGTGGACTGACAAGTACAGATCTCGGTTCTTTATATAATGTTAGTATTGCATTCTCTACTTATATACAAGGTGATTATTTAATTAATACTTCAACTGGATATGGTAAGGCATCTATGATTTATAGAGATATTTTGTATATAAATAAAAATCTTAAGGACAGTCATTATCAAATAGATTTGAAAGTTGATTATGCAAATAGAGGTTAAATATAAAGATACAAACTGGGATGAAGTTACTAAAAAAGCGATACAAGTAGGATTAACTAAAGCTAGTATTTTAATGAGAAATGATGCTGTTAAAGAATGTCCGGTATTGACAGGCAGATTACTTAATTCTATAACACGAGAAGTTAAAGAAAACGAAGCAAGAGTTTTTACGGGGGTTGAATATGCTATGGCTGTTGAGTTTGGTGTAGGTTCTGCGAAAAGTTCGAAAAAAAGAAAGGGTCACCCTTATATGCGACCCGCATTAAATAATAATGAAAAGAATATAGAAAATATAATAAACAATGAAATAAAAAGAGCAAGTGCAAAGGCATTAAGATGACGTTAGACGAATGGTTAGTAAATAAAATATTAAGTTCTACTTCTATCACAGCAGCAACAACAAATATAAGACCAGAGTTTTTGCCATTAGACAGTAAACCTCCGGCTATAATATATAATAGTGTTGGTTTTGATAGAAATAGAAAATATAAAATGAGAGTTATATCATTAACTTGCTTGCATAATACAAAAAGTCAAGTTGAAACATTAAATGACAATCTGTATAATTTGTTTGATAACAGCACGGCTTATATTCGTGAGACTTCAAGCAATTTATCAGTTGAGTCTGTGATGATTCAACAAAATGGGGTAGGGGGATTTGATAATGAGAATAAATATTGGTATCGGGTTTTAGATATAAAATTCTGGTATCATAATTAAATAAAGGAGAAAATAGAATGGCACAAAATACAGTTCAAAATAGTTCGCTACTTATTTTTGAAGATGTAGTTGGATATGTTGCGGCTTATACAACAAGCTTTACAACTCTTTCAGAACTTTCAAGCGCTGCATGGCTAAATATAGGGGCACTTGCTGAACTTAGTTTCGAATCAGCGAATGCAACCGTTCAGCCAGCATCATTAAATGTTGAACATGGACAGATAATTACAAAAGAAGAGGAAACTATAAATATAACTTTACAGGAATATAATTCAAGTATTGTTAATTATTTACGCGGTGGCGTATCTCAACAGGTGTCCACAAATTTAGCGGCAATTGGAAGCTCTAAAACATCTGTTTCCTTAGATGTTATGTATTCAGGCGGAGCAGATACAATTACACCTTGTATGTTGAGATTTAGGACAGTTCTTGCGGATGGTAGAACAAAACAGGTTTTCTATCCAAGATGTTTATATGTGTCCGGCGGTGCTTCAAGCAATCCAAAAGCACAAGCAAGCGGAGAGTATCAAACACAGGCTTTTACATTAAGAGCTGCCGAGTCAACCTCGATTACTTATAATTCAAGACCGCAATATAGAATTGAATTATTTAGCACAGTTTCAAGTTAAAATTAAAGGGGGAATTAATGAGTTTAAAAACAGTTGATATTAATTTATTTGGTGGGAGTCCATTTATAATTACAACGGCGGGCAAGAGTTATACAATTAATTTTATTTCTGCAATTATGGAATTAAAACTGATGCAAGAGCAAGAAGAAATTACGACAAAAGCAAGCCGATGGAAACTTTTAGAGCAACAAGATTTAGAGAGATGGAAAGCTTTATTACTAAAAATAATACAAGAGAATACAGTTGATGTAGAAGAAAAAGATATTTCAAGCTTACGACCAATTGACTTATTGGGAATACTTATGGCTCTTATGACTTATCTTACCGAAAGAAGCAAGATTATATATGAAGGATTATCACCAGAAGTAAAAAAAGAAGTTGAAAAAGCTGAAAATGACTTAAAAAAAAAGACAATAGGGACAGTTTAGTCCGTTTTGGAAGTATAATTCTACGAGAGTATAATTTAGGTTATACTCTCAAAGAATTATTTTATAAGTGCGAATGGTGGGAGCTTTTGGGGCTTCTATATGCAAGCTATGAAGATCAGGTTTTAAAAAAACTTGCAGTTGAGAATTCAAATAAAGAAGCAGAAATAGAACAGAAAATGAAAAGTGGAAGATTAAAAGGATATTATAAATCTAATATGTCAAACTCATTTAAAAATAAAATCATTGGTGAACATAAATGACAGCTGCCGAATTAGAAATAAAAGTAACAACTAACACAGCCGAAATTGAGAAATTAAAAAGTGCCTTAGGCGGAGTTTCTAAAAGTTCTGAAAGCATGACGGGCTCTATGCTAAAAGCCAATGTTATGTTTTCCTTACTTGAAAAGGGTATAGGGCTTGTTGTAAATAAAGTAAAAGCAAGTGTTGAAGCTTTTAAGGCACAGGAACAAGCAGAACAAAGATTACGCACTTTAATTGGCGGGGATATTTCTGCTTATACCAATTTGGCGTCAAGCATTCAAAAAGTAACAACTGTCGGAGATGAGCTATCTTTACAATCAATGGCTTTAGCCAAGACAATGGGCGTAACCAATGACAAACTTGGTCAAACTACTCAAAATGCAATAGGATTATCAAAGGCATTCGGAGTTGAATTACATCAAGCTACTAAAATGGCTGTATTGGCAAGTCAAGGAAACTATGAAGCATTAACAAGATTTATTCCTGCATTAAGAACTACAAAAGATTTAACAGAACAACAAGCAATTGTAAATAAAGCAATGGCTGATGGTTTTAATATTGCAAAGGCTGAGGCAGAAACATTTGGTGGGAGATTATCACAATTAAAAAATATATCGGGTGATATTTTAGAGGAGTTTGGAAGAATTGCAGGGGTTATCGGTAAAGACACAGTCGAATCTCTAATAAAAAGTAAAGAAGCCTTTGTGGACTGGATGAAATCGACAGAGGGTATTGAAAAAATATCTAAAATTGCAGGAACAATTGGCGGTGTTATTGAAACATTAAAAAATATATTTACAGAATTAGGCAATGTTATAAAAACATATTTAATGGGGGTTATAGATACGGTAAAAACTAATTTTGAAAAATTAGTTGGAAAAGGCAATGAGGCTAATACCGTATTTAATATTTTATCGGGTGCAGTTAAGTTAATAGGTATAGGATTTGGAATAGCCGGAAAGTTAATTAATTTTGCATTAACAGCATTGACAGATTTTGTATTGGCTATTGGAAAATCAGGAAAAGCTATTGGGGATTCTTTTCTGTTAATAGCTGGTAAAAAAACTTGGGATCAGGTTAAGCAGAGTTTTAAAGACGCAGAAGATCAAACTGAAATTTTTAGAAAAAATGTTATATTTAATATTGAGGATTTAGTTACATCTATAGTTGATTCTTTTAAAAAATTTCCAGATGACACGTTAAAACAGGCTGAAGAATGGAGTAAAAAATATGCTGTGATTGTTGAGAAAACTCAAAAGGCGACTAAAGATGCATTAGAAGGCAAAGCAACAACTCCGTTAACCCCAGAAATTGATGTCCCCCTTTCAAAAGAAATTAAAATAAATTTAGATATTATTTCTTTTAAAAGTCAAATCTCTGAGGTTGCTAGTTCATTTGGCGAACTTCAAGATAAAATGGTTTCGGGCATGCAGAATTCTATTAATTCTATAAATGATTCCACAAAAACATTTGCTCAAAAATTCGCGGATATATTCTCTGCGATTGGTAGTTCTATAATTGGAACATTAGATATTATACGGTCTACTTTTGAAGAATTTTATGGCGATCAATTATCTAAATTAGAAGAGCAGCATAATGCAGAAATTGAAGCTATTGATACGCGGCTTGCAGCTGAAATAGAATTGATTCAATATAATGGCATGACAAAAAAACAATATCAAGATCAAGAACTTGCAGATTTACAGGCTAAATTAGCTATTGAAACAGACGCAACAAAACAAAAAGATTTACAAGATAAAATTTCAGCACTTCAAAAAGATATGGCTATAACAGTATCACAGCAACAGGCAAATAAAGCTAAAGAAGAATCTGATAAAAAATATGCGATGGCTAAATATAAAAATGAAGTTGCTCAATTTGAAACGGCAAAACAATTAGAAATTGTAATGGCTACAATTAATTATTTAATGGGTTTAGTTATGTTGTGGGCTAATGTTTGGTCTTTGGGACCGATAGCGGGAGCCATAATGGGCGGTGTAATGACAGGCGTTTTAACTGGAATTTTTGCAGGTTCGGTTGCTAGTATTGCATCAAAACAACCTCCACCGCCGCCTAAATTTGAACAGGGGACTAATTTCGCTCCAGGCGGACTTGCACTTGTAGGAGAACGTGGAGCAGAGCTGATGAATGTGCCGAGAGGGGCGTCTATTACTCCTGCTGATCAAACAGATGCGTTATTAAGTAGACCAATAATCATGCAGGATAAAATAGTTATTAACGGTTATGAATTTGCAGAAATTGTTAGACAAGTAAATGTAAATAATAATCGTATGGAAAGGTCAAGGTTATAATGGCTGAATTCTGGTTATCAGATGGAACAACAACTCTTGATCTTGGTGATAATGTAAAAGAGATATCGCTAGAAGGCGGTAAAAGAAATTTTGACATTGTAGATTTTGCATTATCAAATGGCGGTTATATACGTGGCGTGGGGAGTTATTCTGCTAGAAAATTTTCTGTAACACGAGATGATTTTATTCAAGCAAATGAGAATATAGCATGGAATCAAAGAAGAACAGATTTTATGAAATGGTTTACAAAGCCAGTCTATGCTAGCCTATATCTTAATATGCAATATTCTACAGATGCAATAACATTACGTACACGAGTATATCCGACAAAACTTGGTAAAGATACATTTAAAAATAGTTGGAATTATAATGATGGGCGTGATTTTGAACTGGTTTCACCGACTGGGATTTGGGAAGAAACAACAGCAATTGCCGCAAATGTTTCAATAACTTCTACAAATGAGCAAACAGTTACAATATCAAATACGGGAATGCTAGAGTCAGCGCCTATATTTAGCTTCACTCCGGATAGTGCTTCGGCTACTATTTTTCAAGTTAAAATTAGCGAAGGGTATGGATTCAGATTAGAAGGTTCTTTTTCGACAGTAATTATTTCTTATTATATGTCGAATGGGAAATTAACGGTAGATGGTGCTGAGGTTGATGCTACTAATTATTTATCCGCTGGAAGTCCATTTTTATTTCCGATAACTTCAACTGCTTTTTATGTTACTGCAAGCTCTGGCGTTTTTAATTATTCATTTAACAAGAGGTATATATAATGTATTGGTTTGGAATATATGCCTTTGACTATATGCCAAATCCTTCGGGTGCTGGCGGTGTCTCTGGAATGAGTGAATTCTATGATTGGCGAGTAGACTGGTATCATAGATCAGGTGGGTTAAAAAAGACCATGTATTTTGGTATAGAAAATATACCAATTCAATCAATAGAATTTGAAGAAAATAAAAAACTAATAGGTGCTGGAAATATTGATTTGGCTTATGTAGATTTCCCTATTGATATAGCGGATGAGGTAAATTTATATTGGAAAAATTCAAAAATTTGGCGTGGACTTGTAGATTCCCAAATTGACCCGAAAGGTGGAAAGATAAAATTAATTCCTTATAGCGATTTGTTGGATACTAGAATAATTAATTATACTTTTTCAAGTGCTACATTAGAAACTATGCTACAAACTATTATTCAAGATATTAATGTTTCTGATACAGGTATAACATGGAATAGTGAATATATTGATATTGATGATACTGCTTTATATTCAATAAAATTTGATTATGTTACTGCAAAAAAAGCTATTGAAGATATAATTAAAAAAATGAATGGCAGAGAATACGGAGTAGATATCAACAACGTTTTTAATGTATATTCTCCGTCAACTACTATTTCTAAGGTTATTCAAAATTGTGAGGATCAATGGTATTCTAAATTAGTCAATAAAGTTGATGATAGTCGGATTAAAGCAACACGATACCAAGTCTTCATAAAATCAACTAGTGCTGGGCAATCATTAAGAGTTGGTCAAGTAGGATATGATGCTGTAGGAGATCCTTATCCTATACAAGATATCGAAAAAATATCAAAAAGAAAAGATATTAAATTTTCTTTATCTGCTAGCGTAACCTCTACATTTGCGCTTGATATGGCTTATCAAGATTTACAAAATCAAAATCAACTTAGAAATCAAATTACATTATCTAATTTTAGAATAGATAAATATAATCCTGCTATTGGTAATTATGTTAAATGCGTAGACTCACAAGAATTAGTTTTAAAAACCTTGATAGATTGTAATACAGAAACTAATTGGAATAATGCTACTGTATATTCTGATAGTTATGTTGACGGAACAGGATCAATTCAAATTTTAGTGTCTGTGCCAAGTGAGGAAGTTTATTATGATTTTGGAGAAATTAAAAGATATGATTATATAGAAAAAATTATATTTATGGTTCAAAGCGAGCAGGATATTGGTGAAATAATGCAAATGGGAATTAGCGAGAATTCAAGCACTTTATTTGACAATCCATACCCATTTTTTATAAATGATTCTGATTTATGGGAAATGAAACAAATTGCTATAACCGAAAAATCTTTTAGATATTTAGGATTTAGATTAAAAACCACAAGAGATGTTAAAAGACAGTTTATGACTTTAGGTAGAAATGCAATGGGGGAAGGTGTTGCTCCGTCAGAATATGCGCAGTTTTATTTTGATCGTATACAGGCGTATACTTATGATCGTAATGAATATACTGCAAACGTAGTCCAAAAAAAATATAAATTAGATAATAATGAATTAACATTTGATTTAGTTTTAGGGGATTATGATTCTCAAAGTTCACAAGAATTATTTGATATGAAAAGAGAAGTTGAAAAACTTCAAGAAATACAACAACAATAGGAGAAAAAAATGGGTTTAATATATTCAAAATTTTATGACATTCCGGTTGATCCTTACGCTTCAACCGTAGACAGTATAACAGAATATTATCATGTTCAAAGCACTTCAAAAGGCGGAACGTATCTTGATATCAAAGCAGATGCGGCTTTAAATTTTCCTGTAAATACTCCATCAAGATTATTTGTTTATTTACCGCAAAGAGTCGACAGAAGTGATTTGACTGGGTCAAGAGGTATAACTATTACAGATACAACGGCGGCGGTAAATCTCACGAGAGTGACTGGATTGCCTACTGGAAATGAATATCGTATACCGCCTGAAAGTTCAGTTCGTAGAGACACGATAGAAATATCTTCGACAAAATTAAATAGAACAATAAGTTATGATTATTATGGTATCGGTTCGGTTCTTAATGCAAATGAGTATAATAATAGACATTGGGTTAATAATTATAGTATTGCTGCAAATTATGCAATAGAAGATGATGATTATTACAACTGTATAGATGTTGCTCATTCTTCTACAACGGCTAAGATTACGGTTACGCTTCCAACCGTTGCGCAAAATACAGGAAGATTAGTTAGGGTACAAAATACGGGGAGTGGTTTAACGCTGATTGAAGGAGAAGGATCAGAAAAAATATCTTTTTTAGATAACTTATTAGATGATGTTAAATTATTAATGAACGATGATTTTGTTGAATTAAGAAGCAACGGTACGAAATGGATATGTGAACATGCAAATATAAACATGATAACTAATTGGATTAATAGGGCAGATTGGACGGCTGTAAAAATTGGTTCAGCGTTCACATATGATAATAAATCGGCAGCAGTAGATTTGACGGGACAACATATAACAGAGGCTACATCTGATCAAAAAGCTATTATATTATATGATAGCGGTGGGACTGGCACTACAGGAATTATATATGCCTACAATATAACAGATTCTACAACTGGCCTTGGGTATTGGACAAATAATAGAATTGTGACATGTGGTAGTGGTGGTTATACTATTACAGTTGATGAAGGTTCTGGAAGTTCAAAAAATATTGATTATAATATATATTGTGGACAAAATATAAATATAAGTTGTAATAAAATGAGATTATTTTATTGTGCAACTGCAACTTTTACGGGGGCACAGGAAATGCCTTTATCCTGTGATTATTATGGAAATGGAGGAAATGTTATCGGATTACAATTGTATCAAGTTGATGTTAATAATTATTTTATTATAACGGGTAATGTTGGGCTTGCAAATTTAACATCTATTGGTGGTTTTGCAATTATAGGATCAGATGACACTTATTATAATTTAAAATTAGGAATTCAGTTTTAAGGAGTAAAAATGATACAACAAAAAATAACAAATGGTGAAGGAATGTTAAAGCTTCAAAATAGAGGCTGGGTAACAGCCGAATTATATAATGAAAAAACAGATAAGCTAACTAATCCAACTGATTGGCAAGACTGGCAATCAGACTCTATAATTTTAAAACCAACAAAATATGACTATAAAATAATTAATGATGAATTGGTTTTAAAAACAGTTGAGGATAGAATAGTCGATATTAGAAATTTTGCAAGAGAAAAACTTATTGAAATGAAAAATAATATTGAATTGGAAGAAAAAAGAAAAATTCAATTGCAAGAAATAAGCGATTGGACTTCTGGCGATGAGACAAAATTAACAGATATGAAAGATGATTATGATGATGCTATAAATGATTACAATAATATCAAAATGCAGTTAATGCAAAATATCGGGAATGAAAATAATTTCAATGCAAAAAAATTAGAATTAAAACCAATATTTCATAAATATAATATAAAAGTATAAGGCGGATGAAATGAAAATATTATTGATAATAATTTTTTATGGTTTATTTTATCACTTCTTTGAGAACTTATTTAATTTTATTTCAATGGATTTATTCAACAAAAAAAAGACTTGGCAAGAAAAATTAAAACTCCGGGTATCAATAGCGTCATCTTTTTGGATGATACCGAACGGCTCTATATGCGGATTGTTATTATATTTTTTATTTTTAATTCCGTTTAATATGAATAATATTTTTGTCTTATTATCAGTTTGTTTAATCGGCGGTATAATTATAACAAGTGTTGAATTATTATCGGGTTTATTTTTGAATGTAAAATTAAAATTAAATCTTTGGGATTATTCAAAAAGCAAAATTAATTATAAAGGTCAGATTGACTTATATCATTCTTTAGCGTGGTGTGGATTAACTTATTTATTTTATATAGTCAATTTTTTATTTAAAGGAAATTAATTAATCCCCCTTTTAAAAAAATCCCGATGATGCGCCGTTGGTGATAGTCGGGATATATTAATTATGGATTAGACAAATGATAAAAAAATCTAGCCAAAGCACTATCGGCATAATAATAATATTATTCTATTTTGCGATATTGGGAAGTCTTGCGATAATTCCAATTATATTAGATAAGAAAACCGATATCGAATTGATCAAATCAATAGCCTCTATGTTGGGCGTGCCGGTTGGAGTAGTAGTCGCATTTTTTTTCACGAAAGGCGAATAGAAATGTCACCGGATGTTATGGAAGAAATATTAATTAGAGTAGAAAAATCTATTGAAAATCTAAGCTCAAAAGTTGATAAAAATAATGATCAACAAGAAGCTAATCTTCGACAACAACGAGAAATTAACGAGCTAATAATCTCGCATGAGATATTATCTAAGCAGCACGAAAAAGAGCTTAAAGAAAAAATACCGGATAACTTCAAGACAATCAATGACGGATTCCGTGAGGTGAAAGAGCGCTTTGATCTAGTGTCCGGCAAGATGACGAAATTTGTCACAAAACAATTGATAATTAATAATGAATTATTGACGTTCAAAAAAGATGCTGAATGTAAAGAAATTGAAAAAAAAGAAGAAAAAAATAAAATCTTATGGTATAAAAGAGATTGGTTTAAAATGGTTGCTGTGTCGTTATTGACTGGTGTAATATCTTATTTTGTGAAAAAATAATTTGATTTCTATTGAGAATAGGAGTATAATAATATTATGAAAATAACTCAAAAATTATTAACTCCGAACGAATTTTCAAGACCCAGTATAGGTATGAAAAAAATTAAGGGAATTATAGTTCACGGAACGGCTAATCCTAATACAACTGCTTTACAGAATATAAGCTTTTTTGAAAAAAGAAAATACGGTAAAGACGGGTATGGATCGGCTCATTATTTTATTGATCTTAATGGTGATGTTTTTCAATGTATTCCGGATGATGAAATGGCGTATCATGTCGGGGCAAAAAAATATAAAGAAGGCATTCAAGATAAACTATCGGTATATCCTAATAATTGCACAATAGGGATTGAATGCTGCGTCATTGATAATGACGTTATAAAAGCTGAAACTTATGATTCATTAGTGTTATTCATTGAAGAATTATTACAAAAATATAATCTTACCATTGATAATCTATATCGACATTTTGACATATCAGATGATGAAAAAGGCGATATCAATCAATCCCCATGCCCGCGATGGTTTGTAATCAATGAAGATGAATGGCAAATATTTAAGACTAAGGTGGCATTATGACAAGAGAAGATTTAAGAAAGCACAAATATTTTAATATTGTATCCTGGGGTAATGCGACATATATAGATGAAGATTATGTTAAAATTATTGAAGACAAAATAATTGAAACGCAAAATAAAATGGATTATGATCTAAAATGAAATATATACTTATTATAGTTTTGATTTTTATTTTCTCATGTCAAGAACCACAAGAAGAAAAACAACCAAATATAATAGTGAATAATAATACTATTGTAAATATTGTAGTTGATAATTCAACTGATACAAAAAATAACCATTTTAAAAAACATGACAAAAGAAAGCATACGGGCAGTTTTTCTTTTAAATATATTTTGGAGAATTAAAATGAATAAGACTATCGCGTCATGGTTATATTTTAACTTATTTAATTTTGATATTCTTTTTGACAATGAGGATGTATTCTGGAATAAATCTCATTTTGATTTGCGATTTGGATTTAAGTTTTTTAGAATAAAATTTGTATATAATGATATTGTTCATGATAGAAGTTTATTTAAATTTAATTATGAAAATAAATTGATATTTTTTGATATTTTGTTTTTTAATTTTTATATAAATTTAAATAAAAAAATATATGGGAATAAATCTAAACATGACAAAAGAAAACATAAGAAAAAAATATAATTTAGATTTTATAAATTTATTGGAATCTGATTTTACTGATTATGAAAAACATCTTGAAAATGTGATTATAGAATTGCAGAAAAAAGAATTTCATAGATTTTTAAATTTGCAAGTTGAAGAGATGAAAAAATACAAATGGATTTCGAGCGAAAAAGCTGGAATGGATTTAGGCTGCGAATGTTACGAAAAATGGATTCAAGAGAATGCTGCAAAGTTTCGTAAAATGTGGGAAGAAAATTAAAAGGAGTTTATATGAATGCTTTTTTATTATTTATTATTTTAGTTGGAATTAGTTTGTTTTTAGGGTTTGCGTTAGGCAAAGGCTGGATATCAAAGATTATCGAATTATTTAGAAAAAAATGAAAAATATATTAGATTATATTAAATCTCTAAATAAAAGTGAATATTCATTTTCCGACAGCGGAGCATTATTTTTCAATAGAAGTATTTTATCCCAATTAAAATCTGACAATGGACAAAGGCAATTAAAAGAACTTGAAAAGCTAAGGAATAACAAATGAACAAAATACCAAATTTTTTGCAGGATGATACCGGAAATTATTCTCTCATGCGCCTAATGTGTTTTGGATGTTTTCTTGTTGCGGTTACAATCTGCATTGTTGGATTGATTCAAAATAACCTAGATAGATATCACATATCAATAGCGGAATGGTTGGGCTTTGCGTTCACAGGCAAGGTGGGGCAGAAGATCGTTGAGAACAAATAGGAGAAAAAATGAATGGCAAAATATATAGTATTATTATTTCTTTTTTTCTGGGGTGTTTCATTACATGCGGAGTCGGGTATTACATTTTCACAAAAACAAATCAACAGCATAATACAGAAATCCAACGAAGAGAAAATATTATTACAACAATTAAGGAAGATCTTAATTCAACAAAACTTGAACTTGATAGAATTGCAAAAATCAATAACGAACTTGGAGACAATAACATCGAGGCAATCAGAATCCTTGATAGAGCTATCGAATGTCAATCTGAAATTGGATCAAGATTACAAGAAGGAACAATTCAAGAATAAAATGCTTACGATTGGGTTGGGGGTTGGGATTCCGGTAACATTTGCTGTTTGTATTTCCGGAGGAATTTTGATTGGTTATTTTGTTGGGAAAAATTTAAAATAAAAAACACGCCCTGAATATCGCAGCAAATCTCGTCTGAAATGCATCAAATCTTGATTGTATCAAACGTTTTCACGGCAACAATGTTTGTATGAAAAAATTAAGTTTTTATGGGATTATGCCCTGTTTTATTAAAAGTAAATATTTTGTAAATTATTAATTATTTTTAAATATTTTTGTTGACATTTCTAATATTATATTATATTATATGAATATAAGATAAGGAGTTGATTATATGAAAACAACAATTATAGCTTTTAAAAATTGGGCATACGATGAAAACGAAATTAAGGAATCTTATGATGTTTGGAAAAACCACGAAGGAAAAATAATATACATCAATGATGATTTAACAGAAATATCAAATATGTATCATGCAAAAACTAATTATATTGAAGCAAAAATAACAAAATGCTTTAAAAAAAGTATTCATGTTGTAATTTCAAAAAAATCACAAGAAGAGATAGAAAAAGAAATATATTCAACCAACGACATTTCTTAATTGAAACGTCGTTGGAAAACAAGAAAGGAAAATAAATATGGAACTAAAAGAACGCCTAATAAAATTTCTGCAAAATGAATACGACAGAATACCGGAGAATAATTTCTACGGAAAATCTAACAAGGAATTAAAAAAACAATATCAAGAAGTAATTGATTACTTAAAGACCGGCAACGACAAAAATAAAAAAACAAATAAGCTATTACAAAAAGCGGCTAGTAATATGGTTTTGTTTTGCGGTAGTTTTGGGATTAAATAAGGGGGATGTATATGGATAAATTGTTAAAAAAACTTATTAACATAATTGATGATGTTGACAACATTAAGGACGACTTGAATAAGCTCTATTGCGAATTATATGATCTTAATGAAGAGAATAATCTTCTTGAATCAGAAGATAAATATAAAATTAAAAATGACAAAATATATCATGAGGGAAATATTGTAAGCAACAAAGAAATTATAAAAAGATTAAATCTATATAATAGAAAGGGGGGTTGATATGCCAAGTTATTGTTCATTTATTTTTTCATTAAAAGAAATTATAAATAGCCTAAAAACATTAAGCAAAAAAGGTTGTAATGAATCTAAAGTATTATCAAAAATAGAATTAGAGATTATATATAAAATTGTGGGTCTTATGATTGACCACATGGTGATTGACAAAAAAGATTATGAAGATATAATGAAAATTTGAAAGGCGGGTATATGCAGTTAATAAGCGAAAATATCACTAGCAGATTAAAAGAAATTGATAACAATGAAGTGGAAAAAGAATTAGAAGAATTATTATCAATAGCAAAATTATTTGAGTATGAGAAAAATAAAGATATAGAAATCTTGGTTAGGGTAATACAAAAAGACATATCTATAATTGAAGCCGTAATGCAGTCTGTATTTCGTATCGAGTGCAATGATGAAGGATCGAAGTATTTTAATTTTCTTTTGAATGAAAGAAAAGAGATCTATAAAAAATATAGTAAGGAGTAATTATGTTTAGTGGAAATTTTTGGCAAGAGATAAAAGAAAAATATCCCCGTGCATATAATGAATTTTATTTTTTTGACGGTGAAAAAGAGGAAGATTTAAATAACGGAAATCTACAAAAATATAACATAATAGTAAATAAATATTGTGATGATATTTACTATTGTGATATTAAAAAGTTCTTTGATGAACGGGGGATAATAATTTGTGTAGGATATCTATATAATAATACGAAGAATAAAAACAGTTGGCATTATCAAATATCATATAAAAGTAAAAATAAAATAAAAACATATTTTATTAATAATACCCCACAGGAAAGATTTTGGTTAAAAGACGAAGCAAAACTCGAAGCCGTCAAAAAAGCATTTGAAATAGCCGAAGAAATGGAGAATAAAAAATGAGAGATGAAATTTTAAAATTAAATAATGGAGAATGTTATACTGTCCCAGAATCAGATTATGGAAAAGCAGAAATATGGAAAATAAATGAATTATATTTTTTGTTTAGTATTCCTATTTATGGTGGAATGCCTCAATTCTCAGGGAAGTATAATTTAATACAAATAGATGATTTGATAAAAACTGTAAATAAATGGAGTTGAATAATGAGAATATTATATGAATGGCGATGGAGAAAAGCTAATATAATTGAGGCAGATCATATACATCTTGATTGTGGGTCGGCTATATATTATAATGAAATGATAAGGCTTCCGTTTGGAATAGCAATATCAAAATATTCTATGAGAAAAGATATAATTAAAATTCATAAAGGATTTAAAAAGGTTTTTAAAAAACTAAAAAAATGGGGTATAAAATGATAAGAAAAGGCATAGAAGTTAAAAGTATTTTTTGTGAAATTGAATCCGGTGTATATGGAAAATTAACAGAATATTCAAAAGCAACCGGATTGAATAAAAATTTGATTGTAGAAAAAGCTTTGATTAGTTTTTTAGATAACAAGAGAGGTAAAAAATGCTGAATGAAATTAAAAAATTAAAACAAGAAAAAGAGTATATCGATTATTGTATCAAAAACAAAATATATCAAATGAAAAAACACGAAACAAAAAGTAATATAAATGTAAATTGGTTTCATGTAATTTCTGATTATGGTATAATGGCAACTAAGCATCGGGCGCTAGATGATGCTATTGAGAATATAAGGGGGTTGAATCATGCTAGATGAACTTAACAAAAACTTGATTGATGCGGATATGGGCAAAGCCTTTCTTCAGAGGTGGGAATCCACATATAAAGAAATTTTAGCGTCTCAAAAAGAGGAGCATAGCGTGTCTATTCCACGCATGTATGCACGAGGGTATAATCAAGGCTTTCGAGATGCAACAAAGATTATTGATGATAACATTCAAGGACGCATTGATCTTATGGTTGATACTCTGTATGATAGGGAGGTTAAGAAATGATAAACTTATTCTACATGAATGATTGGAATGAAAAACCGGAGATAGTCAGAAATTGCGAGGCTCAAAATCATGTCTTAACTTCGTCTAACGTTGGACGATGTGTTACTCGATATGAATGCAAAATTTGTGATTACGAATATAAAATTGATTCAGGAGATTAAGATGAAAAATGAAAAAGAGCAAGATGAACGAGTTGTAAAATTTATGGGGTATGTTTTGTTTTTTACTTTTATGCTTACTGTTATTTTTTCAATTTTTGTAAAAGAAAAAACAATAGGAATAATTGAAGCTTTATTATTTATAGGAGAATGTGTTTTTTTTGGATTAGTATTTATTACGGATGCAATACAAAATAAGGATAAAATAAAATGAATAAATTATTATTAGTATTAGCAATTATATTTATACCGATAACAATTTTTATTTTTATTATTGGTGTATTAGAATATTTTTTTATAAAAGTTACGTCTGATATTAATGAAGACGAGTTAGGCATTTAGTCATCTTGGATACCCTCCGAACGTTTTAGCCGGTTGAACGTTATCAATCGGCATATTAAAAGGCAGAATGACTGATAAAAGGTGTAGTTGAAATGCGGACGGTTTAACTAGCTTGCTTATAGCTCAGGTTGGCAGAGCAGGCGGGCTAAACCCGCTGTGTCATTGGTTCAAATCCAATTAAGCATTGCAATTTTATTGCTTCTGCCTTTTAATTTTGAAAGGATTATTATATGGAAATATTGAAGCCAGCATGTCATAATTGCGTAATGGCGGTATTGTGGAATAATGAATATTATTGCAATATAACCAATAAAACAGTTGGGACTTTTGATTTATGTGATAAATTTCTTGATTTTAGACGTAATCAAAAAATTCTGAAATTATTAAATTTATGGATAGATCAAGAAATTGAAAAATTTAAAGAGTTAGAATATAGTCTTTATGTTGTCATATTGGAAAGAATAAAAGATAAAATATTAGAATTAGAAAATAAATATAATGATAAGGATTAATTATGTATTGTTATAAAGATAAATGTTTTTGTGATTTTTATTTAAAATGCAAAATTGGGAAAAATTGTTTACGTGCATTAACAGCTGATGTGATTTTAAAAGCGAAATTCCAAAAACTACCGATTGATAGATTTGCAGAAAAACCGGAATGCTTTAAAGAAAAATTATGAGTTGTAAACATTGCGATTTTATTTCTAAAACTTTTGGTAATATTATAAATAGGCAAGATTCTACAAATAGAGAATACTGGCTTATGACAGAAGTCTTTAAATATCTTCATGACGGGAAAGATTATTGTAATAAGAATAAAAAACTTGACTAATACATATAGAAAATATTATACTGCATTTAGCAAACTATATTTCTGATCCAATATAGTCAAAAAAAATAAGAGCCATTGAAGACGGCGCGGGTCAGCCAATTAGAAATAGTTGGGCGTCGTCTTTGATGGCTTTTCTATTTAGGAGACAAAAATGAAAGATATGACCATAAGCGAAGTATCAGATGTTTTGGGAGTTAATGAAATTACTGTAAGAAGATCAATTCAAAAAATTTTTCCTGAAATATTAGAGCACGGGAAAAAAACATCATTAAATGAATATCATGTCACTTTAATAAAAAAGGATATTACTACAAAATACACCGACAAAAATGTCGGAATCACAACAGAGCTTGAAGAAGCACTTATTATTGCAAAGGCGATGCAATTACAACAAGAAAAAATCGAACGATTACAAGGCAGATTGCAAGAAAAAGAAAGTCAAGTTAAAAGGCTTGTGCATGCTTGTAAGTTATATACAACAACAGAGTTAGCAAAAGAATTAAATTTAAAATCAGCTCAAGAATTAAATCAAATATTAAAAGAAAAAAACGTTCAATATTTTATAAATGGAACATGGGTTTTAAAATCGGATTACTCTGATAAAAATTATGAATCAATAAAACAGATGGAATTAGATACTGGTCAAATTATCTATGATAGAAAATGGACTGGAATAGGTAGAGATTTTATTTTAAATTTATTAAAAGAATAAGGATTAAAAAAATGGGTAATAGAAGAATGTTTAACAAAACAATAGTTAGTTCAGCTAGATTTTTAAAAATGCCGACCGATAGCCAGTATTTATATTTTCAACTTGGGATGAATGCCGATGATGATGGAATAGTTGAAGCCTTCACGGTTATGCGTCATATCGGCAGTAATGAAGACAATTTAAAACTTTTGGCAACAAAAGGGTTTGTCAAAGTTCTCAATGAGGATTTAGTGACTTATATTTTAGACTGGCAAGAGCATAATAAATTGAGAGCGGATAGAAAAATAGACAGTATTTATAAGGAATTATTAGTTCAAATTTTACCCGAAATTAAACTTTTAGAGGCAAAAAAAAGATCAGATAGAGCGGGACGGACATGGGACGGGCATGGGACGGAAGAAGATAAGTTAAGTAAAGATAAGTTAAGTAAATTTAATATAATTAAAGACAGTATAATTGATTATCTTAATTCTAAAGCAAATAAAAAATTCACTTATAATAATAAGTCTTATAACAGTAATATAAATGCTCGATTACAAGATGGGTTTTCTTTAGAAGATTTTAAAAAGATTATAGACAATAAATGTCAAGATAAATTTTTTATTGAAAATGACTATCTTAATCCTGATACGCTATTTAGACCAAAAAATTTTGAAAAATATCTAAACGAACAAAAAAAAGACGGGATTAAATCCGGCGGCGGTATTGAGGTGGTTTATTAATGTTTGAAGAAATAACAAATACACTTAAGCAAATTAAAATTGACGACTCTAAAATAATAGAATATGAAAAGCAAAATCAATTACAATTACAACAAGAGCGATTATATATTCTCCAAAAAACAACTCCTGTTGAATTCCAGGACGCGGATATAAAAAAGATTGACAGTAGGATAATTGAGTTTTTAAAAAGCAATAAAATATTTTGTTGGATATCCGGAGTCAAAGGGGCTGGCAAATCATGGTCTTTATATGCGCTTCGAAACTCAAAAATAATGCAGGGTCAGAAATTCGAAATTAAAATGGAACATGAAATATTTTGGGATTCTGAAAAGAACAATATGAATTGTGATTATAGATATATTAATGCTATTGATAATATTGAGATTGAAAACTCACAGCCAAAAAGTTTGATTAAGTTTTATTTTTCGATTATTGATTGGTGTTGGAAAAATCATAAGAAACTTTTTTTCACGGCGAGTGTAGATTGTAAGAAGTGGTTGGATATGGTGGGTAGAATTAACGTAGACCATGCGGAATCAATAGCAAGTAGATTTTCTAAGAATATTGAATTTATAGAGCTTCAAAATATAGATAGGAGAAAAAATAAATAATGAAAGTTATTGAGCTATTTGCAGGGATTGGTAGCCAAACACAAGCGCTGAAAAACATTGGTGTTGAACATGAAGGTAGTATAAAATGAAATATAAAAGAAAAGAAATAGATTTAAATAATAACAATTTTGAAAAATATATTAGTGAAAATAAATCATGTAGAGATATTGCTATTACATATAATGTTTCATCTGCAACGATATGTCGGAGAGCAAAAGAGTTAAATATAAAATTAAAAAGGAAAAACTACAAATTGGGAAAAAAACATCATTTATGGCAAGGCGGTATTCATAAAAGCAAACGAGGGTATGTTTTTCTAAAAATAGATCATCCAAATTCTAATATAAATGGGTATGTTCAAGAACATGTATATATTATGTCTAATAAATTAGGAAGAAAAATAGAAAAGAATGAAATAATTCATCATATAAATGGGGATAAGTCTGACAATAGATTAGAAAATTTAATTTTATTAAACAATATTCAACATTGTTCCGCTCATCAAAGTTTAACGACAAATTGTCTAGAAACTCTAATGTTAAAAAATATTATAGTTTTTAATAAAAACACTTTAAAATATGAGGTCAATTTATGTTAAAACTTATTACTCTTTTTAGCGGCATAGGATCACAAGAACAGGCATTAAAAAATATTGGAGTAAAATATGATTTATTGGGATTTTCAGAAATAGACAAATGGGCAATCAAAGTATATTGTCAGCTCCACAATGAAAAAGAATCAAATAATTTTGGAGATATAACTAAAATTGAAAATTTGCCATATTGTGATTTATTGACTTATAGTTTCCCTTGTCAAGATTTATCAATTGCCGGTAAACAATCGGGGATAAAAGAAGGCACTCGGTCAGGACTGCTATTTGAGGTTGAAAGATTATTAAGCAGAATGATTGAAAAACCAAAATATTTATTATTGGAAAATGTAAAAAATTTAATAAGTGAAAAATTTTACAATTCATATCAAGACTGGTTAAATAAATTAAGTCGATTTGGATATGTAAATTATTCAATGTTGTTAAATGCTAAAGATTACGGAATACCTCAAAATAGAGAACGTGTATTTTGTGTAAGTATTAGAAATGATATTGATAAGTTTTTTTGGACTCCTCAAAAACAAAAATTAGAAGTATTTTTATTTAATTTACTAGAAAAAAATATTGATGAAAAATATTTCATAAAAGAAAAAAGAATAAATTGGCTAAATGAAGGCAAAGGATTTTTTGGAAAAAATTATATTAATAATTCAAATATTGCAAGATGTATAACTACGTCGTGCGATGAAACGTCATCTAATTATGTTCTACACCAAATAGGATATATTAATTCAAATAGACAGGGACAAAGAATATATCAAGATAATATTGCCGCTAATCTTTCTGCAAACGGTGGAGGTATGGGGGCAAATACGGGATTGTATTTTGCGAATAAAAGAATAAGAAAATTAATTCCGAAAGAATGTTTTAGACTTATGGGGTTTGGGGATGAGTTGTTTAATAGGATTGCTGGAATTTCTGATAGACAATTATATAAAATGGCTGGAAATTCAATTGTAGTTAATGTTCTTGAATCAATTTTTAAAAATTTATTTTTGGAGATATAAATGATAAATATAAATTCTTATAATGATTACAGTAAGGACGAATTAATTGATATTATATTAGTTTCTAAATTAGAAAAAGAAAAATTATTAGAAATTATACAACTAAATAATCCTAAGGTGTTTTCTAAAATCAAAGAACATGGAATACTGTCTAATAAATATAATAAATCAGAAATGTCATTATATGGGGGTAAATAAATGATACAATACTATTTATGCGCTGAATGCGGAAAGCTATATTATCTAGTTGGTCAAGTCGAAATTCATATTAATAATCACCGACGACTTGCCGGCAAAGACTGGGATAAGCTGCAAAACAGAGAATGCCAAACAGAACACTTGCAAGCCATGCATGAAAAAAATCATGGCGGAAAAGCAATTAATGCAAGGACAAAACAAATAAAAGAAAAGCGTATAAAACAGAAATATTCTTAAAAGTAAAATATTTGTAATTAATATTTGAGACGCTGTTGTTTTGGTGTATAGTTGTTTTAGATAGGAGAAAAATAAATGAAAGCTTTTAAAATATTAAATCATGATTATACGTGTAATAATTTTCGATATGAGATAGGTCAATCCTACGAAATGTCGGAAAATGATGTTGAGCTTTGTAAAAAAGGGTTTCATGCGTGTTTTTTTATGCAAAAATGTTTTGAATATTACGCGCCAAATCAGAGGAATAAATTTGTTGAGGTTGAATTATTTGGTAAAATATTAGGTGAAAAAAATGATAAATTTTGCGCGAGTAAAATAAAAATAATAAGGGAATTTGATTTTCAAGAAATGATTGAGATAATAAAAAAACAATCTATTGAAAAAGACGGCAACAACCACTCGCACGGCAACAACCACTCGAACGGCAACAACTGCTCGGACGGCAACAACCACTCGAACGGCAACAACTACTCGAACGGCAACAACTACTCGAACGGCAACAACTGCTCGGACGGCAACAACCACTCGGACGGCAACAACTACTCGAACGGCAACAACTACTCGAACGGCAACAACTACTCGAACGGCAACAACTACTAGGACGGCAAC